ATTTTACCGCTATTACCAATTCTAATTTTGACTCTGATGATTTTGATGATAACGTATTCATGGTTGCAACCGTCCCTACTTCAACAACGCTTACAATTGAAATGGGATCTAATGAATCAGGATCAGGAGCATCCACATCAGGTGGAATAAGAGTACAACATTACTATTCAATAGGACCTGCAGTTGAAGAATCAGCAGCTGGTTGGGGACTAGGAGCATGGGGCGGAACTGTTGCTGGAGAAGTTACTTCAACATTAGATGGAGCTTTAACTTCAGGTTCATCAAGTATTGTTCTTGATGATTCATCAGGATTTCCTGCATCAGGAACTGTGGTAATAGACGATGAAAGAATTGCTTATACATCAAACACTACTGGTACAGGAACTTTAGGAGGTTTAACTAGAGGATCAGATAACACAACAGCAGCTAGTCACTCAGATGCAGCCACTGTAACTAATGCATCAGACTATACAAAATGGGGAGCATCACAAACAGGTGACATTGTAACAGCCCCTGGTATTTGGTCATTAGATAATTTTGGTAATAAATTGATTGCAACTATTTCAGATGGAGCTACTTTTGAATGGAATTCAAATGCAACCGGTGCAACTTCAACTAGAGCTACAGTTGTAAGTGGTTGTCCTACAGCCACACAATTTACTTTAGTTTCTACACCTGACAGACACTTAGTTTGTTTTGGAACAGAAACTACAATTGGAACAACATCTACTCAAGATGATATGTATGTAAGATGGTCTTCTCAAGAGTCTTTAACGACTTGGACTCCAACTTCAACTAACACTGCCGGTACACAAAGACTTGCAGATGGTACAAGAATTGTTGGAGCGATAAGAGGTAGAGATGCAATTTATATTTGGACTGATACTGCTCTATTTGTTATGAAATTTGTTGGTCCACCTTTCACTTTCTCATTTCAACAAGTTGGAACTAACTGTGGATTGATTGGACAAAATGCTGCAGTTGAAGTTGATGGATCTGCATACTGGATGTCAGAAAATGGCTTTTTTAGATACACTGGACAACTACAATCTTTACCGTGTTTAGTTGAAGATTTTGTTTACGATGGTCTAGCAGATGTACCTAGACAACACATTTTTGCAGGACTAAATAATTTATTTGGAGAAGTGACTTGGTTCTATCCAGGTAGTGGAGCTACAGCTAATTCTAGAGCCGTTACATACAATTATATGGATTCAAGTGGTGAGCGACCTATATGGACTGTAAGTTCACTTGCAAGATCTACTTGGGCTGACTCATCCATATTTGGCAAGCCGCACGGAACTGAATATGATTCAAGTGCTACAAGTGATGCAACAGTTGGTAATACAGATGGTGTGACTACTTATTATGAACATGAAACAGGGCAAAATCAAATTAAAGCTGGAGCAACAACAGCTATTCAAGCTAGTATAGAGTCAGGAGATTTTGATTTAGACCAAAAAGGTTTAGCTGGTGATGGAGAATTTATGTTAAAGATTAGAAGAGTGATACCTGACTTTTTAACTCAAACAGGAGATGCAAGAGTTACATTAAACTTAAAAAATTACCCAACAGATGCACAAGCAAGTTCATCACTTGGACCTTTTACATCAACAACTACTACAACTAAAATAGACACACGTGCTAGAGCAAGAGCTATATCTTTAAAAGTAGATAACACTGGACTAACTCAGCACTGGAAACTTGGTACTTTTAGATTAGATATACAACCGGATGGAAGAAGATAATGGCTAGAATAGTACAATCATTAACACAACCTTTAGAAAAATACGATCAAACAGTTCAACAATCATTTGTTAGAGACGTAGATAGTATTGTAACAAAATTAAACTCAACTTTTCAACAGGATTTAAAGGACGAATTACAAGCCTTTGATTTCTTCTTAGCATAATGGCAAATAGTTTTGTAAACAAAAAAGCAGATTTAACAAGCACTAGTGCAACCACACTATATACAGTGCCTGACTTTTCTACTGCTGTTATTAAATCGATTTTAGTATCTGAAGATTCAGGTAATGCTGATACAATTACAGTGACTTTAACGGATACTTCTGATAATGTATTCAGCCTTTTTAAGACAAAATCAATATCGGCAAACGCCACTACAGAGCTGTTATCAGCACCCCTAGTCGCACAGGAGAGCGAAGTAATTAAGGTGACTGCAGCTACTGCAAATAGACTTCATGTTGTACTTTCGGCTTTAGAAATTAAGCCTAGAGACGTAACATAGACTTGATTTATTAATATAAATTGAGTAAGTATATAAACTCAGGTGAAATCCCTGCCTTTAATTTAAATTAACATGCAATATAATATGATAACACGAGCACAGATTCGCAGACAATTACGTAAAAACGGTGGCATTATGAATGTCATTCCAAGACAAGAATATGGTTTAGGTGATATAGTTAAATCCATAACAAAACCTTTCAAAAAAGTTTTAGATGTTGGAAAACAAGTTATTAAAAGCCCTATAGGTAAAGCTGCACTTTTAGGATTAGGTGGAGCAGGTCTTATGGGTTATGGACCTATGTCAGGTCTTAGTGGAATTGGAGCTAGAATAGGTGGTTCAGGTATTGGACAATTTTTTAAAGGAATGGGACCTAAGTTATTTGGAACAGCTGCTGGAGCATCTGCAGGACCTATGTCTTATTTACAAAAAGGAGTTCAGCAATTTACACCAGGTCTTTTAGGTAAGTTAGGTTTAACTAAAGGTGGTGGTTCTTTAATGCCAACAGTTTTAGGTGGTGTGACTGCAGCAGGTTTAATGACTTATTTCATGCAAAAAGGTAAAACAGAAGAAGAAGCAACACAACTAGCACAAGACGTTAAAAGAGGAAAAGGTTTAGGTTTAGATTTAATTAAAGCAGATATTTCAAAATACAGAACAGGTAATCTTAGTGCATCTCAGATGTTTGATAAAGGTTACCATTTTCTAACACCTCGAGATTATATTGGAGCTAAAGGTGGAAGAGTAAATTTTCAAGCTGGAGGAGTAAGAATGGGTAATACTCTTGCAGAAAATATTGCAGCCAACAAGGCGCAAGCAGCAGGGATTGAAGGTATCTTAGCTCAAGGAAGAAGCAGGTTGCCAGGGTATACACCACAGCAAACATACACACCACAACAAGCCAGAGCACTACACGAAAATCTTGATCAAGCTACAGGTGGAGCAAGAGGAGTTGCAGCGAATGTAACAGGTCCACCAACTCAAGATGATATTTCTGCAGCAATAGCAGCTAATCAAGGTTCTCAAACAACTTATACACCAAGTTATCAAACAAACTATACACCAACATATCGAAATGTTTCTCCAGAAGCACAAGCTTTAAATATGAGTCAAGCTACTTATGAAGACATTACAAGAAGTGGTGCTGATCCAAGACAATATTATATGGATTATCAAAATAGAATGTTGACAGAAGCTGGCAACCCTAATCTTATGACTTATGGACAAGTTATAGGTGGACCAATGGGTGGTATGGGACCGGGTATGTTTACTACTCGAGCGGAGCAAATGGCTCAAACGAAAAAATATGAAAACATGACTCAAGCTGAAAGAGACGTTTTCCATCAACAAGAAAAAGATAAAATGAATCAAATGATGCTAACCAATCCAGGTGGATATGCGGATTTTAATAAAGCGGTATCGTATTATGGAACAAATCCTTATGGTGTAACCCAAGAAGAAATTAAAGACATGGTTGAGGGCAGAGACACTGGCTACATGAGTGCACAAGATTATCTGGATCAATATGTTTTAGGTTTATCTGGACAAGGGATAGCAGAAAAATATAACATACCTTATAACCAAGGCGGCAGAGTAGGTCTCGCTAATGGTACCTTAAGTTCAGAAGACGTTGGTAAATATAGCTTTATGGAATTGATGCCAGAATTTAAAGAAGAAGTAGAAGAATATAAAAGAACAGAATTTGAAAAGAAAAACCCACCTGAAAAGATTAAGAAATTAATGGAAAAGATTAAGAAGATGAAAAAATCTAAAAAAGAAATGATGGCTCAAGGCGGAAGAATTAGTTTGTACGCTGGAGGAAATGGAACACCATTACCAGAAGATCCAACTAAACCCATTAACCCTTGGGCACCTAGACCAAAAGAAGGCATTAAGAGTCTAGAAGCTGGTGCATCTTCTATTAAAGTAAAAGGTGATGTAAGACCAGAGAATATGAAGATGGCTAAAAACATTTCAAGACGTAGACTATTAGAAATTTATAATGATAGTGAAATAGAAAGAGAAATGGGTCCAGGAAGCAGTTATACAACAGACGAATTACATGAAATACTACTTAAATTACATGGAGATATGATTTATATGGCTCAAGGCGGAAGAATAGGAAAATACGGTGGTGGCATAGGAGTAGGTATGCCAAGCATTCCAACTGGAATGCCAAGAGTTAATACAGGTGGAATTAGAGAACTAGACTACAGACAAAGTGGAGGCTTTGTTCCAGTAGGAGTTAAAGAAAAAGCAGATGACGTTCCAGCAATGTTATCTAAAAATGAATTCGTAATGACCGCTGATGCAGTAAAAGGTGCAGGCGGAGGAAGTGTTGAAAAAGGAGCACAAAGGATGTATGATACAATGAAACGATTAGAAGGAAAAGTAGTATAATGGCAATAACAGAAACAAGAACATTACCCGCACAGTTTATAGAAGATATAGGATCAGATTACGCAAAACAATTATCTGCGTTAACTATGCTTCCTGTTAAAACAGGAATGTTTGATCCACAAGTTGCAGCACAAGATCCTTATCAAGCAGCAGCTTATACACAAGCAACTGATCCAACCAAAGGATTAGGTGCTTATCAGCCTTATATGCAAGCAGCTCAAACAGCAGCAGGAGCAGCAACAGGTTTAACAGGTACAGGTGCAGGTCCAGCAACACAAGCGGGTTCAATACAATCGTACATGTCTCCTTATCAATCAGATGTTATGCAAACAGCTTTAGATGAGTATGATGTTCAAGCTCAAAAATCTAGATTAGCATTAGGCGCACCAAGTGTCGCTGGAGTATTTGGTGGTGGTCGTCACGGTATTGCAGAAGCAGAGTATCAATCAGGAAGCGACAGGAATCGAGCAGCTCTACAAGCACAAATGCTACAACAAGGATTTACACAAGCAAGACAAGCAAGACAACAAGATTTAACAAACCAAATGGGTATTGCAGGACTTCAATCTAAACTTGGAGGTGGTGCTCAACAATTAGCTACTCAACAAATTTCAGGACTAGGTACTTTAGGTGCCGGTCAACAAGCACAATCTCAAGCAGTATTAGATGCACAAACTCAAGCAGCACAAACTGCAGCGTATGAACCTTATCAAAGATTAGGTACATATGGCGCTGGAGTTGCTTCATTAATTTCAGGTTACCCTGCACAATACGGTCAAGGAGTAACACCAAATGCTAGCCCATTACAATCAGCATTAGGTATTGGTACTGGACTTGCAGGAATTTATGGAGGCTTAACTGGCAAGAATCCATTTGGAGCAATTGGAACAGCAGTTAAGAATATATTTTAATGGCTAGAATTTTAACAAGACCCCTATTTAGAAAAGGCGGTTTATCTAAAACCCCTAGACCCTCGTATCGAGGTGGCGGTTTAACTGCTATTCGACCAGGTTATAGAGGTGGTGGAATGAAAGGTATTATGTCGGGGATTGTAGATAGACAACCTTATGCAGAAGGTTCTATGTGGAATCCACTTAACTGGTTCCGAAAAGGAGCAGAAATGTTAAAAGGAAAACCTCCGTCTTATGGAGATTGGTTAAAACAACAAATAGCTAAAACTGGTCAAACTACAGAGGGTAGAATAGCTACAGGAGCTAAAAATTTAATAAAAAGAGGATGGAACTTGTTTCCAGAAAGAGGAGTAGCAAGTTTAGCAATGCAACATTTTCCTAAAACAACTGCAACTGCAGGATACGTTGCTCCATATGCACTAGCAGGTTATAGCTCTTTAAAACAAAAAGAACTTATTGATAAAGCATCAGAAAAAGGATTGCTTGATGAAATGGATTTTGAATATGTTGATGGAAGAGTTTTACCTACTGAAGAAACAAGACAAAAAATTGAACCATACAAAACTCCTAAACAAAGAGAAATGGAGGCATCTATGGAAAAAGGTGTTCCAGGTGGTGGAGACCCTAAGATGTGGGCTACTAAAAAAACAATTGATCGTAACCAACAAA